TTTCGAGCATCACCACACCTGGCATTCAACGACCATCAAGTGAGTCGTAGTAGTTTCTGTCGTTCCTCAAAACCGGCAGTTTAAACACGGGCTGCTAAGTCAGTCAGCCAAACACCTTCGACGCCGCCGCTAAACGTGGCGCCAGAGAGCTGAATGGTAAGGTTGGTGGTGTTGGCGCTGGTCGCAATCGTGATCAAGTTACCATCTGTTCCCAGGGACCGCGAGTAAATGGTGAGTTGATTGCCGCTTGCACTTGCACGAATTGCCGTGTAACCCCGATTCAACTCCAGCGAGAACGCCAACGCCAGAGTTTGCACGGTATCTCCGGTGAGATTCAGATGTTGGATCGTGTTTGCGGTCGAAGCAGGTTGGTCCGTCCGGCCAATGATCAGCTCAGTTATCAGATTCGGATCCGGGTATCCCGTGAAGGTAACGGTACCGGACGCGTACTGATTCCCAGGGCAGACCAGTTCATAAAACCACAGCGCGCCTACATAGTGATTCACGCGAGCCTGCATACCTAGAGAATTGATCATCCATGCGGTGCGCTCGGGAGCGAGCGCGAGGGAATGCTCAGTGTCCCAATCTGTTGCAAAGCACAGCTTCGTTTCCACCCTTTCCGTGGGCAGCGTTGTGTTGGGAATCGCTATCTCCAGGAAGTCGAAATAGAAATAAGTGCCGGTAGTCCCCACGTGGGTTGCGGCGACGGTGTGAGTTCCAGGCCCGTATTGCCCCAGCAGTTTTCGGATCAGGACGTCCTCTGTTGGCACGTTCAAGTTCACGCTTATCGGAGTTTGCCCATCCACTGAGACGGAAATCAATGTGCCGGCGTCGGCGAGTCTCGTCCCCAAATAGAGGCTGTGTGTTTGGGCTGAAGTGTACGCACAACTGAGACTGTCGGAATTAGTGCTGGTGGAATGAATCGTACCGCCTGAGAAATTGCCACTGCCGCTGGTCCACGTGCCGGTATACTGGACGGCGATTGAGTTATCCTCAATTCTTCGGCTGCCTGGGCCGGCCACCGAATACGTTCTCGATCCGCTTACCGTCCAGTCGGAAACCACTACTTGAAACTCACTTCGAGCGAACGCGCCAGATTGAAGAGCTGCTGAGTAGGTCCAGCGCATTTTCCGGATGGCGCTCGCGGGGATCTGGCCCAGTGCCGGGTCCTCTAATGTTGCAAATGGCAATACGATCTGCCACTGAGAAGGTGAGGTTCCATCGGCCATTTGCTTCCACGGCGCGTCCCATTGTTCGGACATGCTGTTGGAGACATAGGTGTATACACCAATTAGGTTTCCGTTAGCGCCGGTGGTGCTGTTCGTCAGAGTTTGGCCCGCCCCAACATAAGTAAGTGTGATCGTGGCCCCGCTCTGAGTGGCTTTCATTGTCGGTGAAAAGGCGTTAACTCCCGCCACGATATTTTGAATAGCCACCTCTAAGGTGTCGCCTGTATTCATCAAATACGGGTAGTGCTCGGAGAGGAAAACTATACCAACATAATCCAGCGCCGTCACCGTTCCGCTGAGTGTGAACTGAACTGTGGCTGGTGTGTAGCTTCCGGCGATAGGAGTGGCGTAGTTCAGGAGAGGAACTCGATATAACTGCTCCCCTGTTCCGGCATCACCCCACACACGAAGGTTGGGCCAGTCTACGGTAGGGTACAAAGTGGAATCGATAGGAATACAGTTCTGCCGAGTCTCGTTATAAGTGAGCGTTAGTGCGCTCAGGTCGCCGTCGGGTAAGTAACGGAACGCCGGATGCTCAAAGACATTATCGCGATCCCACTCGATAACCGCCCAGTCAAATTGCTGGCGCCATGTACCGGACACGTTGTAGCCAGTGGCGCTGGTTCCACTCAACGCGGCTATGGCGGACGGCTCTAGGAAGTAGCACTGTAAGTCACGGTTGGGAGTCAGCTTCTCGAGGGTTTCAGACATGAGTGCCCTAAAGACGAATTGTTACGGTGAGATCACTACCGGGACTTGTGCCAGACGTCTGGGTCACCGCCGTTATATCTAACCCGATTTGCGCCTTCTCTGCTAACGGACCCAGCGCGAATCCATCGACGTCGTTCGAGATGACGGCGTTGACTGGAATCGTGAGTTGGCAATAGTGGGTTCCGTTCTGAGTGACCTGCATCGTAATTGCCGTGCCGGTGGGCGCCTCCTTAACCACGGCGTAGATGTCTCTTACTGAATGAGCGGTGTCCATCAAGAGAAGGGGCGCGGCATCGGTCTGGATCGCCAGGGGTCCCGCTATTTGGATCGTTAATTGTCCTCCGGAGAGCGTCCGAATTCCAGCGTCCGTTGTCGCGGTGTAGCACTCCCCTGCTACGCTGCTGTTTCCGCGATCGTTAGTGACAAACAATTCAGCGGTAGCCACGCGCACGTCGGGAATGGCCACCGGATACGCGTAGCTGCCGCTGGCCAGGCTCCCAAAGAACTGATTCGCGAACGGCATGATGTACGTCGACTTCTCGAGCAGGTACACCAGAGTCTGAGCCGCGTGCGTAGCCGCGTTACTTCCATATGCACCGCGCGACACCGAGCACGAGGCCGCGTTAGTAACCGCCTGCTGGACTACCATGACTTCCGACTCGATCTGAATCAAGCCCCCCACTTGAGCCGTAACCGCGCTAGACAAGTTGAGCGTAGTGTCACTCAGCGCGACAGCCGTATTGACGGTGAGTGATGGAAGTCCGTTTAATTCATCCCAATAACCTAGTGTCAGCGTTCCTGCGCTTATGGTGGACGTGTTGTTGAGAGATGTAAAACCGATGGCTTGTATCTCGACCGTGCCTTGTCCGGTTGGGAACAGCCCGAACGTGGGTTGCCCTGGAACGTCGGAGTCTTGTCCGGATCCGGCCGAGCCGGAAATCTGCCAGCGGGTCAGCGGCGATAGTTCGAAATCACTTTCGACGTCGAGGACATTGGCAGCCCGTCCTGATATCTCAATTGTCGTACCATCGCGATTGGGAACCACGAACACAACCGGCGATGCACTGCTGGACGCTCCAAACTGCCACGTTGAGTCGGCAATCGCGAACAGGCTTGAGGAATCCGGCACAGTATCCCAGTGCGTTATGACTGTGATCGTGGTCGCCGTGTAGGACGCTATCGTCCGTTCCTGGCCTGCTCCCGTGCCGGCTGTAATCCACACTGTCGCTCCGTCGTAATCGCCAGGGAGCATATTCAAAGTGCTGTTACCCACAGTGTTCGTTGATTGTGTGGTTACCTGCTCGGGAGGCTGCAGTTCAAACCGCCAGTAGAAGTTCGCGTGATCACAATTGTAGTCAGGCGGTCCCTGCAGTGTAGCTGCAGCTCCGGAATCCACAAACTGGACAGCCACAGGTTGATTTGTAGCTATTCGTAGTAATTGACTCGGGTTTGTTCCACGATAGACGTTGAAGCCCGTCGCGGTGGATGACACGCTCAGGCTGATAAGCGTAACTTGATTTGTATTTGTGGCCGCGGGAATGGCTGCCGCCACGGTGAAGGATAATCCGCTCTCAGCTCCGCTCGCGTCCAACGCACTGAAGGCGTAATACAGCGTCTGCGCGCCGACTATGGTTCCTCCGGTCGTGCTTATCTGCGGATCGAGTCCCACTAACGGAATCCCGACGCTAGCCACGGTGGGTTTGGCCGGTACCGAAAACGCTACAGTTAGCTGTACCGAGACACTCCCGTCGCTCGATGCAATCGTCGACGCTGTGATTCCAAACTGTGGATTACCATTGCTGTCAAGAACGCTACCCATCAGTGGGCGCGGCACTCCCACATCGAAATTAGGCTGTCGTCCCAGGCCCGCCACTCCGGCGTCAGCCACGGCATACCACTCGTCGTTATGAATTTGTGCCGTGATGGTCGCGGTCCGATAGTTCAGGCTGGGGGAGATTTCAGTGATCCGAAACGGTTGACGGTTGAAGCCCTCTTTCGAGTAAGTGATCGTGATCAGGTCGCCTGGCGCTAATCCCACCGCCTTTACGCTGGTGTCGAAGTTTACATAGGTGTTGCCGTCCACCGACTTGTATAACTGCAGGGCGGTGGCTCTTACGGCTTGATCGAGATTTGGCAATCCCAGGGCCGCGAGTGACACCACCACGTCCTGCCCAAAGAGCTGCGCGTCATTCACGTCCACCAGCGAGAGGCTGTCCTGTTGGTATTGATTAAACTGGTCCTGAAATTCTACGGTGTACCGATTAGGCGAATCGGCCGCATCGCGCGCCGATATCGTTAGACTAATCCCGCCATTGGCGTTTCGCAATATGCCGGAGAACGCATTGTCTCCAAACTCATATGCTGGCCAACCGCCGTTCAGAGTCTCCGTACTGTTGCTGCCTGCGGGCTGCGTCGGCTGCTGTGCCGCCAAAGTGTCTTCGACTTTTAGTTGAAGAAGCCCCGTGGAATTGAAAATCAGATACAGAGCGGAGGCGTTCCTTATGCCACGCACTACATCTCCCGCGCTTCGGCGGTCAGTCAGTATCAAATTGCATTGGTAGCGCGGGATCAGTGTGGCGTTGCCGTTCAAATCCACAGTGGAGACCAGCGCGTCGCAAACCGCCGCGGCCGCCGCAAAACTCGGCAAGTCTAACTCATCCAGGCTCCATCCGCTGCGGCAAAGAACGTCCACCAGAGCCCACGCCGGATTATTAGTGAAGACATTGTCTACCAGGTTCCCGTTGCTGTCGAACGTCGCTAGCTGCAGACCTTGCACCAATACCTGCATGCTGGGAAGCGCGGCGCCGTTCGAAATGTTGTTCGGCACCACGACCGACATGAAGGCCATGCTTCCGTAGGGATCACCTAACGGATTTCCAGAAGAATCGCTGAAGTCGGGATTGAAGTTGCCGTTTCTCGTGCCCGGACTGATGACGTTGTACCAACCCGTGGCCGTCATGTTTTTTCCTGGGCTCCCGGCCGGGATCTCAACGCTGTTCACAATCACCGTCACGACTCCGGTGATTACGCCCGCTCCCAGCAGCACCTCAAAATGCGTCAGGTTTCCGTCGTTCCGGGCGAAAACCACCGGCGGCTGGTACCATCCCGTTCCATAGATCAGCGGAACGTAGTCGTTATATAGGGCCTGATTGGGAAGGGGATTGGAAACATGAGACCCTCTCTCGCCGTAGGTGCGAACGATGATCGAAGCAGGCACGAATTCGATTCCGCCAAATCTGCGTGTAATGTTGTTCGCATTGTCAGTGCTGAACATTCCGCGTTGTTGACACTGTGTCCGTGTAAAATCGCAGGTCGTGTAAGGCGCGCCGGCATTGAGATTCCCGACTCCACCCGTTTGATCCGCCGAATATCCGCAACGATAGAATGCTGAGAATTCGCCGAACTCCCCGCCGTTCACTGCTTCTAGGCGCTGCGCAGCAGTTGCCGGAAACGTCCACGGGCAGCGCTTCTGAATACTCATATCGGGCAGATACACTCGCTGCAGGTTCAAGCGGTTCGTGAAGCTCAGCCGCAAACTGGATTCGGTAGACTGATCCGGCGAGTTCGCGATGCCCCGAAATGCCACTTGGCTATCTGACGCAACTACGTTGTTGATTAGGTCAAAGAACAGAAAAGTGACCCTCAGCTGAGCGCCCTTCCAACCGATGTTCTGCTCAATCGGCGACAGAAACGAATCTGCGTTGGCGAGCGTAATGGAAAGTTTTGCAACCGCATCCGTCGTGGCGTCCGGAGAGGACTTGATCTCGAAGATATTGTGCTTCAGGACCCTTGCCAGATAGGAGTTGCCGTTGACGGTGACATTGTGAGTACTCCACCGTTCCACGTCGCCGGATGTCAGCGTACAGTCAAACAGAAATAGTGGTGTCCCCGGAACTTCAAGTTCCTTCAGGCCGCTAATAGTCCCCATTCCCCACTACCTTCCTTTTCATCACCCTTGCTAACTTTTTGCGGATGTCAGTCCACAAGCAAATTGCTCACCAGGCTAACGGCGCAGGAATTCTGGTTAGGCGCGTTAGTAGTCTGTGTAAGTGAGTCTGAGTCGAATCGAGTATTTGGGTAGACACCGGCCTGATCGGTAGTCTTCTTGTAGTAACCGGCCGCCGGTTGAGGCTCGACCTGGGCTCCAAACGCCACGATGCTGACGCCGGCAGGCAATTGCAAGCCAAAGCTCATGCCGTCTTCTTGCAAAGAAAGGCTATCCGCCATTACGGCCCGTGTCCAGGAAGAACTGACCAGGAACTGGATGAGCGACTCTTGTCCTGTCGCGGAAAACAAGATCTGAACCGTCGTAGGCGCATTCGACCGCAGATAAATGCTGTAACAGTATTGGAACCAGCTCGCAGCCGCGATGCTTTGCACAACCCGCTGTGTTGTTTGTGCGGTGTTAGTGAGCTGCACTGCACCTGTTCCGCCGAATGGATCCGCTATTCCCGCGGAAACCTGCAACAACGGATCGGCTGTCCAAACCGGTTTGGTCCAGTCTTCGCTCCAATTCAGCAGATTGTCCATCGGATCAAGAAATGTAAACGTCGTGAGCTTTCCTTCCGCAGCCTCGAACAATTGCTCCAACGACGTCCATTCGGCGTCCGTTAAATTTGAATACTGAAGCTGCCAACCAACAACGGCTGAGCCCGGATCGCTCATCCGAATGTTGTCGCCGGAAGCAAGAGTGTTAGTAATCGTTCGCAACGTCGTCCGCCGGTTGATCGGATATTGGGATACGACACCACTGCTGAGCTGCGGATAGTAAAGCATTCAGCCTCGGTTCTCTGTAACAGTCAGCGTCGTCTTTCCCTGCTCCGCGCTGCTCAACACTTCTGCCATCTCGTCCCCGTCCAGGCTGCAATTCGGATACACAGTGCCGTCCCATGGGTCGGTGAAGCTAAAACTTTCTGCCGCACCGCTCTCGGTCCGGAAAAACTCGCGGAGGACATGCAACTCGGTCTCATCCAGTAAGTCAAGCTGGACAATCCACCGCTTCAGTGGCGCTTGATAGCCCCGATACCGTTGCTCAGATCCGTCTATGAACCGCACAACGTCCGTCGAGAACTCGGTCGCTCTTTGTGCCGGATACTGAAGAGTGGCGCCCGTCTTGAGAGTGGGAAAGTTACTCATGCTATAAGTCCCCAATGACATCACTCAGGGAATGTGAGTTGAGCAGCGCGGATTTTACAGCGTTGGCGATGTCATCGCTGTGGTCCAGAAACGACTGGCTGTCCATCGCATTCACTTGTACTGTAACTTGAGGCGCCGAATTAGCTGACTGCGCTCGCGGTTGGCCGTTTTGCCCGGAGTCCACGGGCCCAATTTGTCCGGTCCCTGTAATTCCAGCTTGGTAATTGACCGCCGGCGGTAGCATAAAAGGCGTTGGTGCGGTCAAAGTTTCTGTGCTGCTGCCGCCGAACAGGCTCATCAGTCCACTGATAATTGGAGATAAGCCCGATCCAAGAATGCTGGACGCGATTCCGCCTAAAGTGCCTCCAACTGAACCTCCGCTCCCCTTTGTCGACGTGTTCTGCCCCAACGCCTGCGTATTGTCTTGCGTCGCGGTGATCTGTGATTGCTGAATCGATGTCAGATTCCCGATCTGGTTCGTGAGAGTTGAGAGCCCATCGTTGACGTCCTGGAGTGATCCCTGCGTGGCGCCAGATAAGGCCGCCGCCGGGGACCCGCTCGAACCATCCGCGCCAGATGTCCCGCTGCCCCCAGCCACGGACGTCGCAGCCAGTTCTTGCAACACCTCACTTGGAGAGCGGCTGGAGACAATGCTCGACGGCAACAGCCTCTTTAAATCACCTCGGGGCATCGTGCTTCTCCGATCTCAATTCGTTCTCCAAAATGAAGATTGCTTCCACTACACGGGCTGGCAGCCCGTACATATCACGTGCTCCAATAAGTTTCCAGGCGTGGAACTCCTCCAGCAGCGCGATGCTTTCAGGTGTGATGTATGAGGTTGGGCAACTCGCCGCGGCGATTTTTCCTCGTGCCCAAACCACTTTCGGCTCGCCGGACTCGGCTTCTCCCAGCCATCCGCATCGGCGTTTTTTCTCCAAGCCACTCTTACGGCAGGTGTCGCATTTCCACGCGGCTTGATTGGCAAACTGGAAATGGAATGCGACAATCAGTTTTTTCTTTCGCCTTCACTGAGCCCGCACTGCTCCTTGATGGCGCTCACGATTTCCTTGGTCAATTCGTCAGGGCCTCTTTCCAGCAGCCTCTCCGCCGTGGCGGCTTCGCCATCAATCGTTAAGCCGGCGATGCTCACCAGTCCCCACGATAAATACATCGCGTCAACCTCTTGCGCCAGGATGCTCCCTTCGATCTTCTCCTGCAACTGGCTCCCGGCTTCCAGGAACTCCGCCTTCCTGCTGATTTCGCGCGCCCGCCTGCTCAGTTCCATTCGGCGCCCGAACGAGATGCGATTGATGACGAACGTTACTGCCGGCATCGCTTTCGAGCGGACCATTACCACGCTCTCGTAGGAGTCCCGTGCACGCACTCCGCTCGCGTGCCGGCTCGCACGCTCTGTCCTACCCGAACGCGACAAAAAGTTCATCGTCTACGCTCCCTTGCGCCCGGCAGTTCTGAAATTGCCATTGCTGCCGCGTTTCTGCGTCGCTAAACTCGGGCACCTCCGGAATTACACTCTTCATGTATATGCCGAACAGTTGCCCTTGCTGCTGGCCAAGCTGAATCATCACGCTGATCGGCGATTTCTGGCGCCCTGCCTGGTATAGTGCCTGCGTCGCCGCATTGTCCTGTTGGTACAGGCTGAAGTCGAGAGTCACCTCACGCAGTCCAGGTGAAATCGCGGATGGCAACAACGTCCCAAATTCGCGCTCTCGGAGATCGACATTATTGTTGAATGCAATCTGGGCTGACGTGAGAGTGAAGAAGCGGTTGGGCAGGCTTCCCAGCCACACTTGCCCTAGATGCCCGGGGATAATCGAATAATTCTGAGGTGCCACCGTGGGCTCCGCGGGAAACGCTGTAAGCCCCGACTGGCCGCTTGTGAAACTCGCGGTATCCAGCACATCTTGCGCTTGTCCCGAGAAGTCAAACTCGTGAAAATCGCCGTTGACCTTCACTGTCAGCTTGTCAACCGCTGCCCCGGACAGAATCCGCTGGACAGCCGTCCCGGGACTCCAGTAATCGTAGATCGTGACGCTGTTGAGCACCTCGGCCGGCTGATAGACAACAGTCGGGCCCGTGGAGGAACTGGTAGCGGGTGGCGTCGTGAAGGGCGCTTGCAATTGCACTGTGAAGTTGTCCACAATTGCGGAAACAAAGCGTATTTCTCCGCCGCTCGTTACTGCTTGGCCGGGAGATAACCCATGCGCGGCCGCGAACGCCACCTGCGACGAGCTCGGCAGTCCTGCCACCGTTCCCCCTGCGGAAACCGCCGCTGCGCTGCCCAAACACGCTTGAAATAATGGCCCGTGAGCCGGGAGTGCCGCCTGATTGGCCCAGTTCGACATGTAGCTTTTCAACTCAAACGTGGTGTCGCTGCGCAAACCACTCGGGTTTCCCACGAAGGTTCTGGATCCGGTCTTATCCTTGCGCTGGATCTTCTCGGTCTGCTGTTTAATACTCAGCTGCACCGCCGGAATTCGATTTCCTGCCGTCACCGTCGCCGCAGTGCCGTAGGTCTGCTCCAGCGCAATGTAGTAACGATTGTCATTCGATAGAATGTACGACATATGTGTTGTGTCTTTCGTTAACTCTAGAACGATCGGTGATGGTTGCCGGTGAGGAACGTCGTTCGGCTCTCAATCCGCTGAGTCTGCACTGATATCCAAAACAAAAGAGACCTTCGCGATCTGTATGAAGTTACGCCCACCCTGCTTCACGCCTCCAAACGCAACCTCATACTTGCCGCCGTAGAAGACACCGTCCCCCCAATCGCCTCGGTTGCTGTCCAGCACTTGTGTAATTGCGTCAACGTACAATTGAGTCTGCGTCCCCATGTCTTCCAAACGATCTTGCGAAATCCGTGCCTCGATCACCATATCCGCGTCTCCCGAAAACATCCGAAACTTCTCTCGCAGTACGTTGGCGATCTTGTTGCAATAGACACAAACAATTGGATACTTAATAACTGTGCTGTGCTCCGCCAGTTCTGGCGGAACATTCTGAGCAATGAGCTGCTGCGACGCAACCGCCGGCAAGGCGATGCTCTGCTCAGCAGCAAGCGCGGCCACTGTGTCCGGAACACCTCCGCTCGCCAGAAGAATCCCCATCAGTTTATTGGTGCTTAAAGTACCGATCTGCAGCACGCTAGCCCCTTTCAATCAGCCGGTGATCTACCAGAAACCACGTTGGCTGTTGACCCTTGCTTGGAGGAGCCCCAGCTTGGAGCGCCGTCGTCAGCGTCCACGTGTTGCCGATCGCGATCGGGCTGCTATTCTGCAAACTCGTCGCCTCGGGCGCCTCCCCAACATACGCATTCCACCCTGTCGCATTCGCCGGCGGATTCACTGCGGCCACAACCAACTGCTGCCCAGTGGACGTTGTGAGCTGCGCAACCTCGCTGGCGCTTCCGAACTGCCCCGTCTGATTTACCCATGCAACAGCCACATAGTAAGTGGCTGCGGGCCCATTTCCTGGAACGGTAGTCAACACCGGAATCGCCGCCTTCGCGATCGGGCCCGAGACCAATCCAACTCCCACCTGGAAGTAACTCTCACCACTCGCCTTGGCAAGCTGCTCATACTCGTTCCACTTCCCCTTATATCGATCGTTTAGTTGATTGTTGTATGCGTCTCGATAGACCAGGGACAGAGTCTTTAGGGCGTGCCACCGTCGTAGAGGGTCGGTGACAACCACGTCATCAACTCCGATCGTCCGCCCGTAAGTAACGGCCCAAAGGAAATCTGGCTGACGGTACCGCCGCCGCAGGAACAGTATCAACTCCGTCGCGATCTCACCTTGCGCCAGTGCGCCCTTTCCAGCCAGATCTATCTGTTCAGTATTGGCGACCGTGAGAATGCCGTTCTCGTAGTTCTGAAGGTCTACCGCTCCATTGATTGGTCCATCCGTGAACAAGGCCATGGCGCACCCAACCGTCAGCGCTTCTCCGGCCGAGAAGCGCTCTTGATGGCTCTAAAGTCCGCTTCGGATACAACGTTCACTTGGATTTTCGGCTCTGCGCAGAAATTAGTGGAGGGCCGCATTTTAGGCCGCTTTCCGGAAGACGACGAATTCGGTCTTGGTGGCCGCCATCCGTTGCGCCTTCAGC